TGAGAACATCACGTTAGGAGAACACCTCTCTTGGACAGCACAGAACGCGATTCGTCGCTGGGAGTTTGTGGGCGCCGTGACTCTTGCTACGGTGGTTTGCTGGGGCATCAATACGGCGGGTGTACTGGAGTGGTGGAACTACACGGCTTCGTACATGGCGGTGCTGATTGAACTGGTCGTAGGCATTGCCATGTACCAGCAGACCAAGGCCGACGCCAAGGTCATCCGCAAAATCCTTGCCATGGAGACGCACCAATTTGCCGAACTCAAGGACCTGATTGCTAAGGTCGAAGAGGATCTTGAGGCGTATCACGAAGGAGAGCCAGATGAAGCCAGGTGATTTAGTTCTTTGCCATTCCAAGGGCATCCTCGGGCGGGCTATTCGCGTCGCTGAAAAGCGTCTACAGGACAGCAGTTACTCCGAGTGGAACCACATTGCCATCCTTGACCGTCTGGCGGAGGACGGCGATTGGATAGTCATCCAGGCGGAGGCAAAGGGTGTCACGAACGACAAGAAGTTGTCCTCGGTGGCCCCAGGTGGCCGATACAAGGTCATCCCTTTGCCCATTGAGGCCGACCGTAGCAAGCTTCTGAAGTTCGCTCGCGCTCAGGTGGGCGACAAGTATTCGTGGCTGTCTATCTTCTCGGCGGCGTTTGATATGTGGCTCCCCGATGCCATCTGTCTGCGTAAGGGAAGCACTTGGATTTGTTCAGGGCTGGCGGCGGCGTCGCTGTGGTTCGCAGGCTATGAACCGTTGATGCAACTCAATGATGTNTACACCTGTACGCCCGCAGAAATTGCACAGGTTTGNACANAAAGCGTTGTAAAACCAGCGGTGTAATGGTAAGATAAGCAGGACCAAGGAGGTCTTGCTGTGGCACTACCTATCCCCTCTACCCACCTGGTAATCCCCGACACTCAGGCCAAGCCTGGTGCCCCCACCGACCATCTCCGCTGGATTGGTCAGTATATCGTAGACCACTTCAAAGACCAGCCTATCAAGATTATCCACTTGGGCGACCACTGGGATATGCCGTCGCTCTCGTCCTACGATAAGGGCAAGAAGGCGATGGAAGGCCGACGCTACCTAGCCGACATTGAGGCNGGGAACGAAGCGTTTGTTGTGTTGAATCAAGCATTGACCGACCTCAACAAAACTCGCAAGGCCACCAAGCACGCGAGCTGGAAGCCGGAACGCTACATCCTGCGTGGCAACCACGAGGATCGTATCAACCGCGCAGTGTCTGCCGACGCTCAGCTAGAGGGTGTAGTCGGAGACTGGCAGTTCAATGACGTGGCTCTGGGCTGGACGCCAGTACCGTTCTTGGACATTCTCTGGCTCGACGGTGTGGCCTACTCGCACTATTTCTACAACCCTATGAATGGCCGACCCTTCGGAGGCACCGTTGAAGCACGACTCAAAACCATCGGACACTCCTTCTCGATGGGGCACCAGCAGACTCTCGCGTATGGCCTCCGGTTTGTCGCAGGCAAGTCGCAACACGGACTGGTTGCGGGAGCGTGCTATCTACACGATGAGGACTACAAGGGGCCGCAGGGCAACGCGCACTTCCGAGGCATCGTCGTCAAGCACGAAGTCGAAGGCGGCTCGTACTGCCCTATGTTCATTTCTCTTGATTACCTTTGCCGTCGCTATGAAGGTGTACGGCTGGATGCCTTTCTGAAAAAGAAATACAACATCAGTATTTGACTCGACTTGCCGAAGGTTGTATCTTCGGTGCCATGCAAAAAAGAAGTTGGATGGAAAAAGCAAGTTGCCGTGGCGTAGACACGGATATCTTTATGCCAAGCGGACGCGGGCCTTTTGACCCCGTGAAGAAAGAGTTGGCACTTTCTTACTGCAACACTTGCCCGGTGAAGGCCGAGTGTGTAGAGTACGCACTGAGCTTTGGCATAACCGTAGGCATCTACGGCGGGCTTACGCAGAACGATCGTCGCAGACTAAGAAAGGAGAGCAATGAAGTTTCAGATTGAACTGACCGCTGAGGAATACTCAACGATGATGGTGGCACTTAGTTTCACTGAAGTAACCATCAACGACCCCGGCTATGCCGAGCGTGTTCGTAACGTTGTATCTGCAATCACAAAAAATGTAAATGTTGTTTGACTATGTAACACCCATGCTGTACCGTATCAACATCACCTTCTGAAAGGGGCTGAGTATGTACAAAACGGAAACTCCGTTGATCACAAGTGCGCTCGTTGAAGAGTTGCACGTTCTGTCGGCAACACCAAAGCCGACCGCAAAGGGCACACCTCTGCGTTATTCATCAGCGTTTGGTTGCGCTCGCCAGCAGGGATACGCTGGTCTGGGCGTTGAGCCAACCGAGCCAATGGACGAAGCCGGAGCCTGGGCTACCGGACTGGGCACCATTATTCACGAAAAGTTGCAGGACTCCATCAGTCGCAAGTTCCCCTCGGCGCAGTTCGAGGTTGCCTCGCAGCTTGGTGCCGTGTCTGGTTCGTGTGACGCGCTCATTCCGGTGTCTGACTTCGCATCGTTTGCGAGTGACGTGGACTTGTCGCAGGGAACGCACGTTCTCTACGAACTCAAGACCATGGGCACCTACTCGTTCGACAAGCAGGTCGGCTGGAACCGTATGCGTGGCACGCAGAGCGAGGGTGAAGGCCCAGCAATGAAGGCTGTCGCACAGGCTGGCATCAACGCTCTGGGCATTGAGCAGGAAAACCCCGACATTCGTATCGAGTGGCTGGTCATGGGGTCCATCACCTTTGAGGCGCTGTCCAAGAACAAGGCCGCGAACATGGGCGTCGACGGCACCAACCGTTTCTTGGCAGAGTTTTACGTTCCTCGTAGTGAGTGGGAATGGGTGGCTAAGCAGGAACTGGCTCGCATGGAGAGCATCGCTTCCGTGCTGGATCAAGGCTACTTGGCCGACCGCTTCGCTCTCGACGACAACGGTGACGTGCTTGCCCTGAACCCCAACATCAAGAAGTTCTGGCAGTGTGACTACTGCGCCTTCCGTACCGTCTGCGAACAGGACGGCGGCGGTCAGGTGCGTATCATTGATTCTGTATCAGCAACAGGAAAGGAAAACCAATAATGGGAAAGTCCCAGGAAATCAACGAGTTGGCATCAGCCCTCGTAGCAGCACAGGCCGAGTTTTCGGCAGTCCCGAAGGGTTCTAACAACCCCTTCTTCAAGAGCAAGTACGCAGCCTTGCCTGACGTGGTGGCCTCGGCCAGCCCTGTCTTGGCGAAGCACGGCCTTGCCGTAACCCAGTCCATCTCGTTTGACGTGAGCGGTGACGGACACCTTGTGGATACTTTGACCACTACCCTTCTGCACAAGTCGGGTCAGTACCTTGAGAACCAGATGGTTCTGCACCTGCCCAAGCAGGATCCGCAGGGTCAGGGTTCGGCAGTCACCTATGCCCGGCGCTATGCGTACATGGCTATTCTCGGACTGGTGGCCGATGACGATGACGATGGCAACGCCGCGAGCCGACCAAAGGTTCAGCAGGCCAAGCCACAGGCACCCGCACCACAGGAAGCCCGTGACCTCACCACCCAGCTCCGCGAGCGACTCGCCGCCAAGTACGGTGAGCCAATCAAGGGCAAGGAAGCAGTCGAGAAGATTTTGGGCAAGACCATTGGCAAGTTGAATGAACTCAGCGAAGCCGAGATTGCCGGTGTCTTGCTTGAGCTGAAGTGAGTCACCGTCACGACTGGCTCTTGAACTTGTCCAGTAGCCTCACAGCCTTTGTGTTTTGCAAGGGCTGTGGGGCACAGTTCAAGCCCGAGAACCAGCAGATACCGTACCGAGGAAAGGTGCCTGAGAAGTATGAGCAAAAGTTTTAGAACATTCCGATGCCCGAAGTGTGCTTTAGTGGTAGAGGCGATAGCGGTTGAGATCGCTCACCGTTGCCCCGGCAACAAGAGCTTGGTAACGCAGTTCAAAGAACTAGAGGACGATCTCAGTGAGTAACATGACCGTTCACTTTATGTCGCAGTCAGTTGATTGGGCAACATGGAGAAAGATATGACTACCTTTTTGTTTTTCATTGCAGTAACCGTTGTCGGAGCGTTCTTTGGAATCCCACGATGACGTTGACCGCAGTATCGCTGTTCGCAGGCGTGGGGGGCTTTGACCTTGCCATGCAGCGCAACGGCATTGACGTAGTAGCAACCGTAGAAATTGACAAGAACGCCCGAGGCGTACTACAACACCAGTTCCCGAGTGCTAGGCACTTCGAGGACGTGACGAAAGTGAGTGGAAATGAACTCCGAGCAGCAGGCTTTCTTCCAGACCGAGGCATCATCACCGGCGGCTTCCCGTGCCAAGACCTCTCGGTCGCGGGCAAACGTGCCGGTCTTGCCGGACAACGCTCCGGACTTTATTGGGAGATTGTACGACTCGTGGATGAGCTATCGCCAAAGTACCTCGTCCTCGAAAACGTCCC